TAGCGCCCCACCCAATTGCATTCCAGCTAGCCCTCCACCGATTAAGCTTCCTGTATTGCTAACCTTAGGAAGTTGTGCTGTTTGTACAGAAGAGCCACCGCTACCCATCGTAGTACGAATGGCGTTTTGCAATATATCAAGATTCTGCAAAGGCCAGTTTTGCTTATTAAGCAAGTTTTGATAATGAGCATTAAGCGCGTCTTGGTTTTGTGTGCGCTGAATATCGCCAATACCAAGTAACTGCATTGCATCAGTATAAGGCTGATTCGATAGCGTTTGAGATGCTCCCAATGATCCAACTTGACGCTGTCTTTCAGCATCGAAAGCGGCTTGGTCTCTCTGCGCTTGCGACTCTGCAAGCCCTTGCTGTCCTAAGTAGTCCTGATACCTTAATTGACCTGTATTCTTGGCTAATTCAGAGGCCATTTGCCGGTTATTTTCGCTGTTTTGCTGTTGCCATGCTGAGCCACCAAAAGCGCCTGCTCTAGCCATGCTTGCGTCCGTTTGTGGCATTGTTGAGTTCATGAATTGGCGGGTAACGTCGCTGTTAGTGCTATCGATTACATTTTGCAAATATTTATTATCAACGCCTGCCATAGAATTATGAGCAGCCGGCCCCATATAAGCGCCGTTCTGGGTATTGGTTGCTTGGTTAGCAGCAGCATTAAATACTGGGCTTCCGTTTACAGCCCTATTGACAACCGTATTCATCCCGCTATTATGGGCAGCCGTTAGAGGCGCAACTTTTTGTTGCAAATTTGGATCATAGGCGCGATTAGATAATGTGCCAGCCGTTTTCATTAGCTGGATTGCATAAGGAGCAACGTAAGCTGGAGGTGCATTGACGTTAGTGGTTGTGCTTGTAGTGCTAGAAGGTCCGCCGCCGCCCATAATTTACTTCCCTTTCGTCATCACGACGATAGTTAAACTTCATAAATATAATTTTGATGAGTAGGATTGAACCCTATCTCTTTACAAGCTCTTAAAGAGCCTTTTCTAACAGATGAATAAGTTATATACTTAGCATTCATTTTATTAGCTATCTCTTTTACATCATCAACGGCGTATAAATAGTCGCCATGATATCTTTTGTTGTAAGCTATCCATACATGCAATATTAAATTCCCATATTGATGAAATGGAGTTAATACTACAAATCCCATTAAACCATCAGCATCTTCTGCAATATAAAGCCCTGATCGATTACTCATTAAATCCATATAAACATCTTCAGGTTTCCATAAGTCAATAGCCTTGTTTAATAAATTAAATAAACATTCTCTTATTTCTTGCCAATAATCATTTATTTCATTTATATTAACTAATTTTAGCATAATTTACTTATTATCACAATCCGTTCAGTTTGTCTATAGCATCAGCTATTTTATTGTTGTGTGTCGATATTTGTCTATATAAATCATAAATTCTTAGCTTTAATTGCCCAATATCATCATTGATAGGTAAGTAAGGATCAATCGGCAATCTTGGGAATTTATCCTTTACTAAGGCAATACCAAGAACAATACTTGAGCCGATAGAGTTACCTACCCCACTAGATATGCTTGGAGCTAATCCTGTAGCTACACTTATACCCGCTGATGATCCAACGCCATTAAATAATGATTTACCAGTACCGCTTACAGTGCCTATCCCAACAGAAGAACCAACAGAACCAATACCTAAAAATGATCCAATCCCGTTGACTGTTCCAACTCCAGTAGATGATCCAACACTTGAAATTATTGATCCACTAACACCATTTGCAGTGCCTACTCCTGAAGACGAACCTGGTGAGCTTGAAAGCAAGCTGGATACACCGCTTACAGCACTTGATCCTGTAGACGATCCTACCGATCCTGATGCTGAATTAACAATTAGATAGCTTTGGCGATAATCAGGAGCAAACACTTGCCAAGGATTGTCGCTTATGCTTTGTTGCTCAGCATCGCTTAATGTCCTACTCCATATAAGACATAAAGCCATATCGGCATTGCCAGCGCCGCCAAGGGGATTTGCTCCGATTGTCCAGTTTCCAGACAGAGTTGGCGTTACTGTTGTTCCTGATGTTACTAACTTACCGGATGAATATATATTTGCAGTAGTGCCATTAAATGACATGCCAGCCGCAAACATATTAAAGCGTCTATCATAGGATAATGTGCCAGAAGTTACGCTTGAGCCAGACGTACCCCTAACAGTTAAATCATTAGCGCTAGCTCCACCAGCTAAAATACAGCCGTTACTATTTGCAGTAACAAGTACGTTCCAATTGTGCCGCATTAAAACAAAACAAGATATATTGCTACCTGTTTCTGTTGTAATTGGTACGCTATATGGTGTAGTGCTTGGCCCGTTTCTGGTAAAAATTAAATTATCAGATATAGCGGATGCAGCGGTAGTTGCTGGGACTAAAATTTTACCATTAGCCGCATTGACTGTGGTTCTATTAGCAAAATTAATCGCTACAGTAAGCCCTTTTGTTAAAGGGTTCGATCTGTCTAAAGATACGATTCCTACTGGTTGCTTAAATCTCATTTATGGGATACTTATTTCTGAATAGTTAACTGATCCTGATGTCAAAGTAACGCCGCAATCATTAAATATGACTATTTTAGTCGAATAAGGGATAAATCCTAAAGACTGGCCTACGCTAAAAGTTTTAGTGTGCGTTGTTGTTGATGTTAGCATTGATACAGTCCCCAAAAATAGCAAGTCTGGTTCATCAGTTGTAGTCGTTCCTGATGTTGGACCAGACGTATAATTGGTTCCATCTAATGATGCTTGTACAAATACTTTTGCCTGCTTATTACCTGACACAGCGTTAGTCGTTGCTAAGCTAACCTCATAAACAATATCAACAGGCTTGTTTGTGTTGTGCGTCACCGCAGAGCCAGCAACATACGTAATATTTGCAAGCGTTGACAATCCTGTGACTGTAACGCTTGTTCTAGTGCCTACAGTTGGATTAATAGCCATTAGCCTTGTCCGTCTCTATTTAAGATTATGTATAAATCAGAATTTTGTATATTACCGTCAAAACCTAAATCACCAGGATTAGCTTGTGTCCCTGTGCCAGTTGCAAGTAATTGTTCTGCTTTTGTTGCTGCACGTTGAATAGCAAGTTGTATTTGCGTCCATCCACCTGTCTTAGTTGCACCAGCTACGCCTGATGGTATTAAAGTACAGGCATCCTGCAATCCTGCTCTGATATTAGGCTTATTAGTTGATACGCCGCCACTAAACCCACTACCAGACGACAATAGGTTTTGTAAGTTAAATTGCTTACCTTGACAAGCTAGCAGCCAGTTTGTTGCATCAGTTCCAGCACCAGCGGCAGGGTTAGCCGGTGTGAAATTTGCCCAAACAATGTTGTCTTGTATGTCTGAAACAGGCGTTATTGTGCGCCATACTCTAAATGTAGTAAGTGCGTTGAGCCAGTCTAAAATAGGCTGATCTGCTACGCCTACCTGAAGACTTACTACTGGATCAGCTAATATAGCATTGCGTAAAATTACTGCTTGTGGTCTAGTTAATTGACTCATCTTAATCCTCTGTAATCGTGCTAGCTGTTGTTAATTGTGGTGTAACACCTGTTGAAACGCTTATATTAGGCGTTATTGTCCCAGAATATAGTATCTTACTTGCCCCAGAAGTTGCAGCACCTACACTAAAATGCGTTAATGTATTAGTGCCACCAGTGCAAGCAGGAAAACTGATAGTAGCCGCAGGGGAAACACTGTTCGCTGTTACCGTCCAACCGCCAGAAGTTCTGGCTACAGATACCCTGGCATAACTGGTATAAGTTGCTTCGCTAGTTGCTTGCGTTCCTGCTTCGCCTGGGTCAGCCGTATGCGCCGCTACAAATAGGTTAGTTAATGGCGCTGTAGCTGCATTATCAGCAATATTTGCAATCGCTGTTGCATTAAAAACCAATTTTAACCAATCATTCTCGAATGTATCTGACTTACTCATTATCTGTTACCGCTCTGTTTTGCTAATAGTTCATAACCAGTTATTTCAACTGGACCTGTAAATGTTAATTTTAATCTATGAAGCCTTGCTGATTTTAATAAGTCAAACTTAAAATCACTCATTGTCACTGTCACGCCTGTGTTTAATGGGTCGCCTTCGCCATTTTTCCAGTAATGCGTCATTGCTGCGGAAAGTGGTGACTTCAAAAACCTTGGCCTTACTCTTGAAATAGTAGAAAAATAGGTATCATCGCCATTGTCACCCGTCACCATTGATGAGCTTGCACTATAGCCACCAACGTTAAAAATACCTAGTTTTTGGTTATTATCAATGTAAGAGCTTCCAATTTCAGCACCAAAGAATGAAGGATCAACCCATAGAATCGTACTAGGCCATCCACCCCATGTAGAATATAAAGAACCTAATTGTAGCCATGTTAAATTTGGCGATGAATAAGATAATAAAGACTTAATATTTTTACTTACCCGACCGAACTGATTGACTAATGTGTTATAAACTAATGCTTCATCAAGATCGCCTGTCGATTCCTGACTAGGATAGAAAAAGTAAATTAAGCTGTTCACTTTATCAAACGTAGCTTTACATTTTTTCTTGTAAGTTTGGTTAATGACTGACTTAAGCCACTTCTTAACCTCAATAGTACCAATTGGAGTTGGTCTTGATCCATCAAAAACATAAATTCCATTATCGCCAATGAAATAATGTTTTGACTCTGTAGAAACAACAGCTTCTTGACTAAATGCCCCAATGTCGTTTGACACTTGCTGCCATGACCATATAACGGGAGGACCAATATACTGCCCTAAGTACATAGAACTATTCTTATAGGCAACCATAGCAGAGCCCAAATGTTTCCCCGCTGTTATAGGTCCAGGGGTATCAAATAGGCGACCGTTAGCGGCCTGCGTTGATGGTGAAGGTGTCCAGGTTGTGTGATTGTATAATCCACTACACCACCAACCATCGCTAAATATATTTGTGCCGTCATTGTAGTTAAATGCCATAACAAAGCCAGCAGCCGTGTCAATTATCTTGGCTTTTGGAGGCGTTCCAGAAAGATTTGAAAAAACACCTGATGTACTGACTTGTATTGCGTCATTGTAATTTGTTGCAATCGTAGCGTCACCGAATTGAGTAAATCGCCAAGTATTGTCAACTGATGTTGAATATCCTGCCCCAAATGACCGATCAACCCAAGCGCCAGCAGATAACTCATATAACTTAGTTAATGTGCCAGCAAATAGCCTTGATGAGCCATCTAGCAAAACCTGTGTAGATGCTTCCAGGAATGTGCCGGAAATAGCCGGAAGTCCAGCGTCTAAACCATCGCCAGCAGAGGTTAATCCATTTGTGCTAGGCACTAGGTTAGTGCAATCAGTTATAACACCCTGATTGCCTGGGTCATTGCCTGGATTAAATCCGGTAATAGGTGTCATTAATAATCCACATTAATATTATATCGTGAACGTCTCAGGCTTGCGTATTCTGTTCTCAGTGGCGCTTTATTACGTGTTCTATCAGCCACTTCATTAACTTCATTGATAGCATCACCAGCCAATTGTGACCATAAAGGAAGCCGTGGATCGTCGCCAATATAAACGGCAGCAGCAGCTAAAGAGCCGTAAAGATAAACATCAGGGGCATTTGATAACAGCCAGTTTGTTACATCACTGGCAATATCCCAACGCTTTAAATAGTGCAGATTAATTGTGTAATCTTGCATAGCTAAACAATCAACATAAAGAACATTATTACGTATAAAGTAATAAATAGGCTGACTGGTTACTATCGGTAAACTGTCAAAATCTTGACTATTTAAAGGGTCGAGTATGTAAGGGTAATTTATGATTTGAACAGATATTTTAATCGGCTCAAGAAAATTAGTCGGCAATGCTACAGAGCTAGAACCAGCAGTTAAAGAAAGCGTAGTTGACAGCTCTTGTTGAGACATGCGCAAGCTTCTATTTGCTCGCTTTTCAAACAAGCTAATAAAAGTAGGTATCTTAGCGTTTAAGTCGTCTCTGTGTAGAGTGTCGGCTATTTCTTGCTGTAGTTCAGTGTAATTTGCAAGCATTGTTAACCCTGTTAAAGTGGACATCCTTGTCCGATAAAACTATCTTAGTTAGTTAAGATTCTGCAAGCTGTCTGTGGACGTAACGTGCGAGCTCCCCAGAGGACATCAAGACGGCAAGGGAACTTATCGTTGACTATGTCATACTGTCTCACGATACGCATTGAGATACCGTCCATTGTTTCGCGTCTTGCAAAGTCAACGCCGGAAGGCATAACCAAGTCAGCAGTAGCAAAAGTGAACGCATCTTTATGGAAAGCTAATGAAGGCTTGTAAACAGCAGAAGCACCGCCCACTTTTGTCAACGTAGCAGCAGGAATACCAGCAGCCGTCAAGTTTTGCAATGGTCCAGAAGTATAGACAGCAGGGGCAAAAGTCACAGTAGTTGCGGCAGTAACGTCAGCAGTAACAGTAAATTGTTGCAAACGTGAAGTTGCCACTTTAGTTTCAGGATGAACAGCAAAAGCGCCAGCAACGGTGAAAACATCGCCTTTCTTGAAAGTTTGAGCAGCGGATACGGTCAATGTTGCTGTGCCGTTAGTTGTAACTGCGCCTGAAACTGTTGCAGTAGTAGAAGAACCAGTTGTTGATTCAGGCATCAATGTGTTTTCATAGAAGTCAAAACCAGCAGTTCTTCCCATCATGCCTTCTTTATACTGTTTGCTGATAGTAGCAGTATCATTAAACAAACCTTTTAAAGCGTCAACTAAATCGACGTTTGCTTGGGTGTTCATAATGACGCAACGATCACCGTCAGCAGGTGTCAGGTTGTCAGCCAATGCTTTGCGAGCTTGTAAAATTTGGTTGAATGTAGTTGCCGCACCGATACCATTAACAGCGTTGTAAACGTCTGGTAATACTTGGTTAAGCACTTGTGATTCAATGTTTGCAGACAACACAGACATAGCAGGATCAAGAATACGTTTAGCAAAATCATCCAAAGACAATGTTAAGTCAACGCTGGTGAAGTTTAAGTCAACGCCAACTTGGTTGTTAACTTGCAAAGTTGTTTGGTTTTCTGTAGTGTCCTGTGCTGATAAAGTAGCACCTGAACGAACGACATATTGGTTAGGCAACCTGATTCGCAATGTATCGCCAATCTTAGCGCCTGATTTTGCAAATGAATCATCGTATTGACGATTGATATTGCCGATAAAGTTAAGTTTTTGGTGAAGAATACGCAATGCTTCGCGCGTAATCTGTGAACTTGTTAGAATTGTATTAGCCATCGTAATGCTCCATAAAGGAAAGTGCGCCTCACGGCGTGATTAAAAAAAATAATAAACTATCGTCTACCCTTCTTTTTAAGGTCCGTTTCCCTCCACTTCAACCACTCTTCTGTACTCATTTTATCTGGATTGGTAACAGCTTTGCTACTTCCAGTTGCCTTGATTACGGTAGTTGGCTTTAGTTCTGGCTTTTCGGTTGTCTTAATCTTGGTTAAAGACTCTTTTTTCATCTTAGCAAATTCAGCAGCGTCATGTAATACTTTAATCATGCGCGGGTCTGTCACTCCACTAAGTTCATTTTGGCTGAATCCGTAAACATCCATTGCAGCCTTAGCAACAGCCTGTTTCTTTTCCTGCCCCCATCCTGGAATTTCTTTAGATAGTATCGCTTCACCTTTTTGAATCGCATCTTGCAGTTCTGCGTTACGGCGTTGCTCAACATCTTGTTGTATACTATTAATCTTTCCAGTTAGTTCATTCCTTGATTCTACTAACTGTTGGTATTTCATTT